GGCACGTTTATAAACCAAGCAAAGTTAGAATGTTAGATTTATCTAATAATGAAGACGTTGCGATTTATGAAACTGCTAAAAAACTTCAAGAGGAATCCTTCAAAGGAGCAACTCAACCGAAGTATGATCAAGTTTCTTCAAGTAAAACTAACGAAAAAGATATTATCTAGTTTCCCTAAAGGGAATGCTGGCCAAGCTGAGGCGCTGAAGGGAGACTGGAGGCGCCTTAAAAACAAGGATAGGGATGAAAGATTTTATAAAGTATTTTACAGGTTTAACACGTAATTATGGTGTCTGTAAAATAAACGAAGGATACATAGATCCAGAAACAGGTAAGAAAAAATTTAAACACGAATGGTCACAATTAAAAGTTACGGATCAAGATTATGAAGATCATTTAACGGGGGTTAAATCAATTGGTATACAACCATGCACAGATGAAGGCACCGCAAGATTTGGTGCAATTGATGTAGATAAGTATCCAATAGATAGAGAATTTTATTTAAAAACAATACAAGAAAAAAGTTTACCAATCATTCCTGTCCTGTCCAAAAGTGGTGGACTACATTTATATGTGTTCACCACTGAATTTGTAAAAGCAATTGAGATACGACAGTTTTTAGAACAAATGCTTTATGTGTTTAAACTAAATATTAAAACAGAAATATTTCCAAAACAAACAAGTCTTAGATCATCAGATGAAAAAGGTAACAAAGCAAATGGTAACTTTATAAATTTACCATACAATGCAGATGGTCGAAGAGCATTAGCACCAGATGGAACTGAAATGTCTTTAGACATGTTTGTAAAATGTATTGAACTCAATGCAGTAAATAAAAAACAATTAAAAGACATACAAGAAAAAATAATTTCTGAAGAATTAAAAGGTAGTGGTGAAGAATTTATAGATGGTCCACCCTGTCTTGGAGTTTTAACAAAAGAAATAATGACAGATGATAGAGATAGATTTTTATATAATTATATGGTGTTTGCTAAAAAGAAATACAAAGATAATTGGAAAGATAAGATAGTTGAAGCAGCTAGAAATTATTTTAAGTTTGACTCAAAATGGACAGATGATCACGTTAAAACAAAAATTAAGAGTTGGGACAAGGAAACAAAAGGCTATCAATGCAATGGCGAATTGCTATCACCAGTGTGTGTTAAACCAGTTTGTTTAAAAAGAAAGTTCGGAGTCTTGTCAGATGATAAACCAGTATGGCCTAGAATGTCAGCGCTGCAAAAAATAAATTATAAACCTACTCCAGAATGGAAGTTTACTGTTGAAAGAGAAGACGGTGAAACAGTTCAGGTGCATGCAAAAGATATTTACAAATTAGAAAGTCAAAAAGCATTGCGAGCATTAATGATGGAACAAGCATTTGTAGTTCCACCAAATATAAAAGGTAATGATTTTATTGAACTAATGAAATTATTGTTTGATAAAGAAAAAGTAGAAACAATAGAACCAGTAGAAGGTACAAGTCCTATGGATATTCTATTAAAAAATTTAGAGAAATATATCTACGGACCAAAAGCTACAACATACAAATCATTTGAAAGTGGTAAACCTTTGGTTGATGAAAAGTATGCGTGGTTTGTTTACGATGAATTTTATTCTGATTTAAAAACAAAAGAATGGAAGACAGATCCACAAAGAACTTCTTACATGATTAAAGAATTATTTAAGACAGATGACAAAGATAAGAAAGCTTTATTTAATAAACCAAAAAGATTTCCTGGAAAAGATAAAGACGATAAATATTTTCCACCAATAAAAGTTCTTAGAATACCTCTACATATTTTTGAGGAGAGAAGAGAGATAGAAGAGATTGTAGACTTTGAAGATGAAGAGGATATTATTTAATGATATATAAAATATATGGTCCTCCAGGTACGGGTAAAACATATAGATTAATATCTAGAGCAAGAGCTTATGCAAGAGTAGGTACACCATTACATAAAATAGGTTACTTTGCATTTACTAAAAAAGCTGCAGGTGAAGCGAAGAAAAGAATGCCAGCAGATGATAAAAAATTATTTTATTTTCAAACACTACATTCATTTGCATTCAATATTCTAAAACTAAAAGAAGAAGATGTAATGCAACCATACCATTATGAAAGCTTTGGTAAGAAATTAAATGTTAAAGTAAAGTATTACGATAGATACAACAAAGAAGAATCTCATTTTTTAACTTGTGATAATCCATACTTTCAATTGATACATAGAGCTATTAACAGATGTGTAGATATAAGAGAAGAGTTTGATCGTGGCGAACATAATTCAAAAGAAGTTGAATGGGAAATGTTAAAACATATTGCTGATAATTACGTTGTATATAAACAGAAGAAAAAATTAATTGACTTCAATGATATGATTGAAATGTTATTAGAAAAACAAACAAAGATTCCAGAGTTTGATGTAGTGTTTATTGATGAAGCACAAGATTTATCACCATTACAATGGAAGCTATATGATATATTAAAAGAGAAGAGTAAAGATATTTATCTTGCAGGCGATGATGACCAGGCTATTTTTGCTTGGGCTGGAGCTGATGTTAATAGATTTATTAACGAACCTGCAAAGGAAAAAGTGTTACATAAATCAAGAAGAATATCTAAAGCCATACAAGAACAATCACAAATGTGTATTGAAAACATAGTAGGTAATAGAAAAGAAAAAAAATATTATCCAAGAGATTACCAAGGTAATTGTGAAGAAATTGCTAACCTGGATCAAGTAGATTTATCTACGGGTAAATGGTTAATACTTACTAGAACAGTATCTAGATTACTAAAGATAGAAGAACAACTTAAAAAACAAAACATATATTTTGAAAGTAATCGAGGTAAAAGCGTCAGGGTTCGGGCATATAAATCTATTAAGAATTACGAACTACTACAAAAAAACATTAAATTAGAAGAAAAAGATTTAAAAGATATTAAAGAGTATACAGGCACAGAAGAATTTAATTTAAAAAAAGATTGGTACGAAGCTTTTCAAAACGTAGAACAAGAAGACAAAGATTATCTTTTAGGTTTGATAGAAGCAGGAGAAGATTTAGATAAGCCTGCGCGAGTTTGGACATCAACTATTCACGCAATCAAAGGTGGTGAACAAGACAACGTTATTTTATCTTTAGATTTAGGAGATAAAATACTAAAAGCCATAAAGAAAAGTCAAGACAAAGAAGATGAGGAACATAGAGTTTGGTACGTAGCTGTCACACGTGCAAAAAATAATTTATATAAACTAAAAGCAAAAATGGAAAGGAAGGGATATAAACTATGAGCAAAGTATGGAACAAGCAACACGGCGGGAGTCACTATCAAAAGTATAAAATTCAACCTAGTAAGTTTGTAGTAGAGAATAAATTGCTATATCCAGAAGGATGTGCTATTAAATACATCATAAGACATCAAGATAAAAATGGTAAAGAAGATTTATTGAAAGCAATACATTTTATAGAAATGATAATTGAAAGAGATTATAAATGAACTGGTTTAGAGAACAAGCAAAAATAGTTGAAAAAAATTTTGCAAAAAATTTAAAAGAAGTTGAATGGGCAAATGATGAACAAGATATGTTTGAACATTGGGATGTAAAAGGTTTATTCAAAGGTGAAGTTTTAAAATTTGATGTTAAAGGAAAGAAAAAAGTAAATAGAGCTGATGCTAATTCACAAGATGAAATAGCTTGGATTGAAGGAACAAACGTTTGGGGTAAACCTGGATGGATAAAAGGTAAAGCTGACTACATTGTTTTTGAAAGAAATGATTACTGGTTAGTTGTAGATAGAAAAGAACTTTATAATCACGTTGTTCAAAAAGTAAAAGAGAATGGTGTACAACAAGGTAGAGGTATATATAAAGTTTATCAACGAGCAGGAAGACAAGACAAAATAACTATGGTGCCATTTGACAACATAGAAAAACTAATCAACATACATAAGGTTCAAAAATGATATTACCACAAACAGAATGGCTAGCACCAAAACAATTTCCAGACTTATCTAAACATGATGAGATAGCAATCGATTTAGAAACTCGTGATCCAAACTTAAAAAAACTAGGATCAGGATCTATTATTGGTATGGGTGAGATTGTGGGTATAGCTGTAGCTGTTGAAGGATGGAAAGGTTATTTTCCAATAGCTCACGAAGAAGGACCCAATATGGACAGAAAGAAAGTTTTGGATTGGTTCACTGATGTTTGTGCTTTACCTTGTAAAAAAATATTTCATAATGCAATGTACGACGTATGTTGGATACGTAAATTAGGTATAAAAATCAATGGTTTAGTGCTAGATACTATGATTGCAGCTAGTCTTATAGATGAAAATAGATTTTCTTACACACTAAATACTTTGTCCTGGGCCTTCTTAAAAAAAGGTAAAAACGAAGCAAGATTAACTGAAGCTGCAAAGTCAAGAGGATTAGATCCTAAAGCAGATATGTGGAGACTACCAGCTATGGAAGTTGGAGCATACGCAGAACAAGATGCTCAATTAACTTTAGAACTATGGCAGTTGTTTAAAAAAATAATTCAAGAACAAGATCTACAGAATATCTTTAATCTCGAAACCAGTCTATTTCCTTGTCTGGTTGACATGAGATTTCTTGGGGTGAAGGTGGACGTTGAAAGAGCTCATAAATTGAAGCGAGAGCTAGCGATACAAGAAGAAATGTTAATCCACAAAATAAAAAAAGAAAGTAACCAAGAAGTTCAACTATGGGCAGCAGCAAGTATTGCCAAAGTTTTTGACAACTTGAACTTATCTTATGACCTAACTGCAAAAACAAAAGCACCTTCTTTCACTAAAAATTTTATTACAAACCATAAACATCCTGTAGTACAGATGATAGCAGAAGCTAGAAAAATAAACAAGGTAAGAACAACGTTTATTGATACCATTATTAGTCATGAACATTGTGATAGAATTCATGCAGATATAAATCAAATTAGATCGGATGATGGTGGGACGGTGACTGGAAGATTTAGTTATTCTAATCCTAACCTACAGCAGATACCTGCCAGGGATCCAGTAACAGGCCCCATGATTAGATCTTTGTTTATACCTGAAGATAATTGCAAGTGGGGATGTTTTGATTACTCGCAACAGGAACCAAGACTAGTTGCACACTATGCTTTAAGATTTGAATTACCTTCTGTAAATACTATTGCAGATTCTTATGACTCAGATCCATCAACAGACTTTCACAAAATAGTTGCAGAGATGGCAGAGATTCCAAGATCAGAAGCTAAGACAATTAATCTCGGATTGTTTTATGGTATGGGTAAAGCAAAACTTCAAGCAGAACTTGGTGTATCAAAAGATAAAGCTGATGAATTATTTCAAAAGTATCACAACAAAGTTCCATTTGTTAAACAGTTAATGAATAAAACTATGAGAGCTGCAGAAAATAAAGGTCAGGTAAAAACTTTATTGGAAAGACGTTGTCGTTTTCCTAAGTATGAACCTATATTATCTGGATCTGATTGGGGTAAGTATGTACCTGCAGAAGATGAAGAAAGAATGTTGCAATTACAAAACATGGGTGAATGGTTAAAAGATGATGATGGTGAATTTGTTTTAGACGATAAGAGACAAAAAAAGAAAAACTATTGGCATAAAAATTCAGCGCGTAGAGCATTTACATACAAAGCTTTGAATAAACTTATTCAAGGTAGTGCAGCTGATATGACTAAACAAGCTATGGTCAAGCTTCACAAAGAAGGAATCTTGGCTCACATACAAGTTCATGATGAGTTAGATTTTTCTATTGAATCACAACAGCAAGCTGATAAAATAAAAGATATAATGGAACACGCTGTAGATTTAGAAGTTCCAAACAAAGTCGACTACGAATCAGGTCCTAACTGGGGTGAAATAAAATAATGTACTATGGCTTACTTAAATGCTAATATACCGCCAATTTATTGTAAAATAAGAAGGGAGTATCTCTATGATCTTAAAAAACATAAAGGAGAAGCTAGTGACTGCGTTATCTTTGGTCTTAGCTCTATTTCAGGTCGCGCAATCCTATTTCATTGCATGCTACCAAATGGTGCGGTCTTTTATAGACTACCTATTTCAGCCTTCTTTCAAAAAGAATTTGAAAGAAAAGACGTGCCTGATATGCGAGTGGATCAACTCGAACTGTGGAACTGCTTTAGTTATTATCCTAGTGTCCATTGTTTTGATTGGTTGGCTGGTATAGACGGTAAATTTTTAGGTAAAGATAAAAAATTTTACCCAGGTCAATACTTATTTACTGTTGACTGGGCACATCCAGAGACTAATATACTAAACACGGAACATTCAGAAATTCCGCAAGAGCACAAGTGTGCACACATAATAGCATTAAAAAATGGTAATTATGCAGCGCAGCCAAACAACAGAATCATTTGGCATGTGAATAGTTATACAACAGATAATGATTGGCCAGACTATAGCGTACAAACTACGTACTGGGACTGTGAAGGATCTGATTGGGTAACAGAAGATTCTGATAAAATGTTTTACGATATAGAGGAGAAAAAATGATTTGTATTGAATGTGAACACGACTGCCATTGTGGTGACAAGTGTCCAGGACTACCTGAAGAAGGTGGATGTGGATGCGCAACTTGTATTCATCCTATGACTTGGTGGAAAAAAATTATTAACTATTTAACATAATGAATTTAGCAGATTTATTAAAAAAGAATTTTGTATTAGTACCCGTAGTAGCTTCAGTGCTAGTCGGAACATTTACTGGCGTTCGTTATATTGTTAATCTTACAGATACTATCAACACTAACCAGCAAGAAATCGTAGATCTTAAAAGAGATTTAAAAGTTGCTGAAGATAAAATTGTAGATCAAAACACAAGACTAACTTCTGCAGAATCTACTTGGCAGATGGCAGAAAATTTATACAGACAACTAGCGGATCAAGTCAGAGAGCATGACTATGATATTAAGGACTTAAACAGGTAATGTATGGAGGTTCTCAGGATGAATTACTATTTTACAGGATTAATTATTCTAGCTCTTACAATTCTAGCATTGTTTGTAGAACCTGCATATCCTAGAAACGAATACCTTAATGACTATGGTGTAAGATGTGGAGAGTTTGAAATAAGAACTGATAAAAGAGAAACTGATTATAATTATTCTGACAGTAGCACTAATGAACAACAATACTTAAGTTTTACTTATAGAAAATATTTAGGCACGGACTGTAAAACAGCAAAAGAAAACGTAGCAATCAAACAACAACTAGAGTTAATGAAGATGTGTGGTAGAGTTAATAGCAATCCTAGTCTTGCAAACAATTCTAATTTTGATTTATTGGTATCTAAATGTAGAGGTGTAACTCCTGCAAGAGATAACACTAGACCATCTGACTCACAAAGTCTGTGGGATGATATGAAAGATGACTATAAAAAAGAGAACCCAGACGTTCAATTAATGGGAGATAAGTTTATAAATCCAGGAAAAACCAAATTGGACAAAGGTGGATTGAAAATACCACCAAAAGATTATATATTACCGCTACCAAAACCAA